CTGAACGATCAAGCCCTGTCCAATTGGCGCGCTCCATAGCGTCACGGCCACTGTCCTGCGCAAACGCAATCATCTGACTGACGTTCAAGGCATCAGAAGTAACATTACCAATGGCTGAAGAAGGAATGTTCTGCCAACCAACCCGAACAGCGGCATCCTGGATGATGGTGAGCAGCGTCACAGGCCCGCTCCCTTCCCAGGATTGTCCCCTTGATTGGTTGTCTTGGTTGCTAGTAGGTTCGGAGCCCTATGGGCCTGTTCGGTGATTGCCAGAGCCGAAAGTGTTGCCTCAGCTGCAACCATCTTCGCTACCACTGCCGCTTGAGCAGCAGCATTGGCTGCATTTATGCCGAATGAGTCCTCATTAAACAGCGCCGCCATGTTGAGCCGCCTTCCTCTTAGCCCACATGGCCTTGAACCGTTCAGAAGCCGCCTTGCGGAGCTCTGGCGACATATGCTGAGCACCCTTGCGTGGCCCAGGCTTGCGATAGACCTTACCGGTAGCGCTTATCAGCTCTTCCTTGAACTCACTTTGGATCTGCTTCTTCAGCTTCACCTCAAGAGCCTCTAGCCGTTCACGTAGCCTGTCATTCTCAGCTGCAAATTTTGATTCCACAGCTGTGCTTTGAGCATTAGCTAGCCACGCCGCCGCACGATCGCGCCAGATTCTGCCATCCGGCATCTTGCCGATGTGGACATCTGCAATATTAGCAAGATCGTCAACAGAGAAGACATTGATGGACTCCATCTCTTTGATGAAGGCCGGCGTGGCCATCGGCCACATTCTTAGAGGCGTGCCGGAGATTGAGCGCCCCTCGTTTGTCCTCTTCCAATGCTCATATTGCTCTGGAAAACGGCGTTTCACATATTGATCTACTGGCTGCGAATGAACTGAATTCTGGTCACCTGCGATATAGAGCAGAACAATCTCGGTATTGTCGTAGACAGCGCGGCCTTGGAGCTCAGTCTCTTTCTCGTTAATGACTGGCTCAAGCCTAAACACAGGCGTAATGCCTTTGTTCATGGCAACCCAGTCCACACTATTCATGCCATTTTCGCCAATGGCACCAATGGTACCAAAACCATAATCAGTCATTGTTAACTCTCGTAAGAAATCGCTGCTGTCCCACCAGTGGGTGTCACAAGCAGCCCTTGGCTGAACGGCATATTGATTTGATAGATGCCTGTTGCTGTGGGAGATGTCCAAATCAGATTGCCGGCGGCAGCTGAACCACTGACATCATTGATGGCGCATGGCCCAGTCACAACCGCCAAAGAATAGATATAGCCAGGCCCAATCGCAACCTGTGTGGCTGCGCTCATGTTAAGCCTGGTTTTTGTAGCCTGGTGACTGGTTGTTGTCGGAAAGCCCATTATGTGAAATCCAGGTGATGCTTGCCAACACCGCTATTAAAGTTCACAGCCGCGCTTAACCCTGCCGCCGTATTATCGATAATAGCACGCACTTGATGTGACGATAGCTGCCCTCTGAATATAGGAACACTATTGGCCAACAAATGCGGCCATACCATTCCGCCACCAGGGCTCATACTGCTTACAGTGATACTTTTCCCAGCTGCTATAGCAACCGCTACCGCTTGGTTTTGCTGAGACTGAAGAGCAATTGATTGTGCCATTAGCCATTACTCGGAGTCATACAAAGCATCATATCCCAGACCTGTTTCTGAGTAATAGGGGCAACCGCTGCAGTGGCTATCAATGCCAAAGCATCTGCCTCTACCGTCACTGTTCCTGCGTTAATTGCAGTATCAACAGCAGTGCGTTGAGTGGCTGTCATAGGAACTGGAGCTACAGCATTCCAGGCATTGCAATTGTTAATGCGAGTGGATGTCTGAATCAGAGCCATAACAGCTGGAATGGTTGTAGCCATTTACCCCACCGTAGCTAGAGTCGGCCCGAATATGTAGTCCCAAACCTGCTTCTGGGAAGGTTGTATGAAATTTCCCCCTACTGGGATAGCTGTAACTGTCGTGCCAGTGCTTGAGGTATTGACTGAAGCGCCGCCTGATGTAAGCGAAAACTGGAACGCACTCGCTCCGAACCCGGTCGCTACAATAAACATCGGAACCCATAACGAGGTCCCCGTAGGGGCCGTCCCACCAACCAACATAAATGCCTGGCCTATCTGCAAGCCATGAGTGGTCCAGGTGATCACACCAGGTGATGCCAAAGTACAGGTTATAGATGCTGGCGCAGCACCAGACACCAAAGCAGCCGTGGCAAGCAGTGCTAAGGCGTCAGCTTCAGTTGTAATCGTGCCGCCATTAATGGCAGAGCTTACGTTAGTACGCTGCCCAGCAGTCAAAGGAACGGGTGGCACTTTTGACCAAGCCGCGCCACCATTGGTCGAAGTAGCCGACTGCAGAAGCGCAGCAAGAGCCGGTACGGTTGTGGCCATTGGCTACACCTACGGCGTACTAGTGGTAAAGTACGGCCAGCTGAGCAATACCTCATTGTAGTTCGGAGCTGTAGTAACCGTCAGTGAGCAGTTCACCAAGGTACCGGTCGCATTAGCCGACATCAAAATGGAATAGTTACCATTGCTGCCAGTGATCGTCAGGATTGTCGTCGACGCAGGAATATTGGTGCCAGCGATAGTCTGGTTTGGATAGAAACCCTCAATCGAGATCACGTTCGAGATAATTGGCGAACCAGACAAAACATTGCCAGAAGTCGAACCAATCAACACAGTGATAGTCTGGGCAGCGTTGGTCGCAGTAGCAGCCGCCGACAGCGTAACAGTAGCACCATCAATTGCCGTAATAACGGTAGCTGGGGAAGTTGTCGTTGTCGGAATGCCTGTACCAGTCACCCGCATACCAACCTTAAGCCATGAACCGTCATTAAGGTTAAGTAAAGTCGGCGAACCAGTAAGGGTATCAGCTGTGAAAGTATGAGCTGTACCTGGAGCTTTAGGCATCATCGCAATGGTGCCCGGCGCTATCGAGTTGGAATGGGTACCAGCAGCAAGGAACGTCATACGGCCAGCAACTGCGGTGTCACCCATTGTGGTAGGCAATAGCGGCGAGGTGTAGGCATTAATGTTAGCTAACGAAGAGCCGCAACGCTGACACCAGATGCCATAGGTCCCGACTTTTAGAATCTGCTGCCAAGTCCCATAGGAGCCAGAATACGAAGTTGAATCTCCGGTTCTGCCGCCAAGGAACAGTGTTCCGACCTGAACACCCACATCATAGGCTCCGGTGACCTGGATTGCCCCAGCTCTATCAGCAATATAGTTGTGGTTCCAACAGAACACGTCACCTTGGTTGACAGTCATGCCAGAAACAGCATTGAAAGTGCAGAATACGAATTCTGCACCTTGATCACCCTCAATGACGGTTCCTGGCTTAGTCAGAAACTGCCCTGTCGGGATAGCACTAAGCGGACCTTCAAGGGGAAGCTTCCCGCCGATGTCGCCAAATTGGAAATATGCGATAGCCATCAGAAGAGTACTCCTTGGAGGGACCTATTCGAGCAAGTCATGTTGCCGGCCCATGCCGACAGCTTAACGATTGCATCTTGGTTCACGTTGGCGCGTTCTCCACCGATAACGGTAAAGTTACGAGCCGAGCTAGGACGGTATTTCAGGAATTCAGGATTGATGAAGTAGGCGGTCTGGAACGGAATCTGCCCATTCTTACCACCGTCAAGAATGACATCCACCGACTTGCCTGCACCATAATATTTAAGGGCAGTGAAGCCAGCAGCACCCATCTCATCGCCTTCAGTGACGATACGTTGGATGGTCTGGAGGGACGCCAGATAAAAGCCGTAAATGGTGGTATCGGCAACGATCATCTCGATGCCGTCAGAGTTACGCTTGAGGTTCAAGCAACCTTTATTGAAGTAAGCCTGGACAGTTGTGGCAGATAGAGCACCAATGGCGTCTGTTGCCGAGTTCATGGCGAAGTTTCGCCACCAAACCTGGGCGCCCGCATCGATTCCGCCGACTATACCAGCTGTCGGAGTCTTAGAAACCAGCAAGGCGAGGCCGCCTATCTGCTTGCCTCCGAACGCCGTGCCGTCTGAGTAAATGCCAGCCGACATCTGATTCCAGAAAGTGTCTTCGGCGATTTGGGTACGTTCGGCGATAAGGCTCATCATGGCCTCTTCGCCGCTGTTCTGAATCTCTTCCAGCCCAGAAATAACAACCGCAATCGCTGACTGCTTTAGAGTAAAGCGGGCAGCTGTCATTGTGTCATTGAGGGCGATATTCAGGGGCTCATAGCCAGAGTACCAGAGGAAGGTCTGGTTCTGTGCGTAAGCCAATTCCTGCATGATTTCCCGGCCACCAGAGAATGGCAGATAATTGCCTTTCTTCTTCAGGCGCATCAGGAGGGCATTATTATTAGTGATATTGTCCGCGAGTTTCCTCGAGCGATTTTCTAATGTGGTAGTGACAACGTCACCCCAATCAACGGATGTAACAAGAGGCGATGCCATTTGCGCGGCTCCATTGCCGCTGCATGGCCGAGGTTATCCTCGTTGCTTCCGCACGGCGGCTCGAACAGTGTCCAAGATTGAATTGTCGCCGCTGTCTGGAGCTGCCCGATCCACCTTCTGACCGCTGGATGGAGCGCCTATCGTGGCCTTAGCAGCCTGGCGTGACCGATTCACCGCCGCTGCCTTCTCGGCCTGTCCTCTGCTAGCCGCGTCACCATTCGGGAGGGCTGAGGGATTCAAGCCATTCGCTTTACAGGCCATAGCATAGGCATCTTTGTAATTATTTACAATACCAGCCCCTAAGAAGGCCTTCATGGCATCTCTAATAGGTGAAGGCTCTACACCACGAGGCTCTAAATAATGATTTTCTGGATCTGCTTCGAAAGCAGCCGCCATGGAATTAAT